TCCTTCTTAAGGACAGGATCAAGGATCGTAAGATCAAGTAATCCATGTAATAAAGACTTAAAGCTTCGTCTCTTCGAGAATTCATCTAGAAGAGGCACCCCAGCCGAGTCTAAACTCGGTTTATCTGGGTAGACCGGATTATAGTTAGAAAGGTTCAAGACCGGATGAGAATTTATCCCAAACATTGATCCTGAAGTTACTATCCTATCATAGTCTAATTGCAATTGTCTTCGGTCCTTTGTGACCTGTTTTTGTAGAAGTGAGACCAGTAAACTGATCTTCTCCAGGTTTTTATCAGTAGGATAACCTATACTAATTATAGAATCCAAGTTTAACTGTATAAAATCTAAAAGAGATTTCATATCCACTGGCCGATCTGCCATCCAAAAATTCGCGAAATTAATCCGCGAATTCCGAATAACACCGTGACCAGCCGCCCCTTTTACCTTATAACCGTACCCTAAGAGAGTCAACGCCGTTTGAGAATCGAAAGAATATTTCTTCTGAAATTCTGAAAAAGCCGACGCGCTCCGTAAGGCACAATCTAAGTCCGTAAAAGGAACTGGGGATACATCTTTCCCTAATAGGAGAGTACGTTTTGCAAACTCAAGTGACAAACCTTTTGGGCTTATCACAGATTTCGCTAATCCTATCCCTACAGTTAACTTATTCATTAGTGATAAGTACTGGGTCGCAACGCGAGTATTCCAGAGGACTATATCGTCCCCTAATACCGCATATTGCGTGAACAACTTCGTCTTCGGTTCGCCCGAGATCCAAGCCGCGACTTGAACGATGAAGTGGTGTGTAAATGCTAACATTGCCCAACTGGACAATGCTCCCATTGGCTGACCTTGTGCGTATTTGATTTCTAGTCCCGATCCGGATGCTTTTGCAAACGGGGAATTAGAAACTACGTCCATAGGTAGTAATGGTTTTGAGTACTTTGGAGGAGGATTTACTCTATAAAATCGATTTACCAAGATTGCCGACCAAAGGTCAGCGATACGAGGAGAAGTCAATTTAGAGATAATTCTCTTTTGTAGTTCCAAAGGCAACCTATCGGTTGCTGCAGAAAGGTCATAACTATACAGTGGGGCTCGGCCCCAAGGTATCCGTTTTAACGGCTGGAGCTGATTGAAAGTCCCATCCATCGGTACTCTTCGCAATATTGCAAAGAGCCACCGGTGCAAAGGCTTCATAGCCCACTGAGTTAGAGCGTCTACAATGGCAAACACACGAATTTTTCCTGCTGCTTCATTTTTAAAGCTTAATTTACCTAGTCTTCGGTAAAGGCCACCACGGGGTATTAG